GGCCACCGGCAGCACGCCCAGCAGCCGGCACCGGTTCCACAGCTGCACAATCTGCCAGACGCCCGCCGGGATGGCCGACACCGGGCAGGTGAACAGCAGTTCCCGCTGCTTGTCCCCGTCCGCGCCCGTCGTGAAGACCGGCAGCGCCCCCTGCTTCGGGGCCGTGAACACCCCGCCCAGGTATTCGATGCGCCCGATCCGCTTCCCGGTCTTCCCGATCCGGACGATTTCCACCGGCTGCGCCGGGATGTGATCCGGCCGCAGCTGGCCGTCTGGGTCTACGTTCCCGCGCCCGTCGAATCGCTGCCCGCAGTTCCGCGCCCGCTGCGTGGCTGCCGGGCAGTCTTCGCATTCGAACCCTTTGCCTTCTGCCCCGTGCCCTTGCCATTGGAACCAGAAGGCTGCCCGAAAAAACGGGGATCGACTTCCTGGCTGGCCTTGTCCCCGATGGCCGCGATTTCACAGGCCACCTGGTAGGCCAGCGCCAGGATGTTCGGGTGCCCACAGATTCGGCTGAAGTCCCGCCCGGTTTCGATGGGCACCGGGGCATCCGGATCCGGCTCGATGCCGCCGCCCGCTTCGCGCACCTTCGTCGGCAGCTTGGCGATCAGCCCCGCCCGCAGCGCCAGCGCCGCCGGCACGGACAGGTTGCGGATCGCCTTCACCGTGTCCACGAACACCGGGGCACCGGTTTCGAAGGCTGCGATCACCCCCTGCTGCACGCTGGGGGTCCAGTCGCTGGTCTGCACCAGGCCCAGCGTGGCGAACACTATGGACTTCACCCTGGCCTGGTCCGCGCCCCAGGCCGGCACGATGTCGAACTGCACGGGGTTCGGATCCGTTTCGTTGCCTTGAATGGTGGTCGATCCGGGTGTGAAGGTCTTGCCGGTGTATGGAATGTGAAATGCCACGCTGGGTTCCCCCCTTGTTACTTGCTAGTTGTTGGTTGTCGGATGTGCAGGGGGCTGGCCGGTGCCTCTTGGGTTGGCGGCCGGCCCCCTCTTGTGGAAATGCGCCGATCAGGCTTCCATGAAGGAAACCTGGTCGTTTCCGCTGGACGCATACGCCATGCCGTCCAGGGTCAGTTCCTTCGGTCCCACTTCGTTCCCGATTTCCGGAATTTCGAACTGCACGGCCGGGCAGAAGGCCGCCAGCATCGATCCGTTTGTGTCTCCGATCACCAGCCGCAGGACGCCCGTGACGGCCGTGACACCGGACCGCACCGCCTTCTGCATGGCCAGCAGGTTCGACGCTTCCAGGTAAATCTGCGCTTTCACCGGCACGGCCCGCATCGCCGTGCGGCCGGCGATGCCGCTGGCGTAACGGGTGCCCACTTCCTTGTTCCGCAGTTCCAGCGCGTTCTGCAGGCTGATCTGCACGTTGATGACCGGCACCACGGTGCCGTCCAACAGGAACGTGCCGACCATGCCGCTGGCCGGATTGCCCACGGTGGTGTGCGATCCCGGCTTCGTCTGGGGTGGGGCTTCCGTCGGGCTGTTGCTCACGGTGTTGTCGTCCGCGTAGCGCCCGGCCGGTCCCTGGATGGCCAGCAGCACTTCCTTCGTGCCGTCGAAGGTCGCCTGGATCTGGTCCACCACCGCGCCGTAGACCGCCTGCGCGAATCCGCCAGCGTTCAGATACTTGTAGATCGCCAGGGACTGCGTGATGTTGTTGGTCAGCGTGTAGGTGATCCCGCTGACCACCGCCGCGCCGGTCTCAGGGGCCGCCGACAGCGCCGTGGTCAGCGTCACCGCCAGGCTGACGACAGACAGCACCTTCCCGACTTCGCGCCCGTTCGACGTGGTGACGATCACCAGGTCGCCCGCCTGCAGGCCCGTCGTGGACACCAGGCTGAACGTCGTGGTGGTCGGGGTCGGTGATGCTGACACTGTGCTGGCCAAGCCGGCCGTGATCGCGTGCTTCGAACCGAACCCGGCTTCCAGGAACTTGCCGACGTTGCTGATCGTGCCCAGCGTGCCGGACGGTTCCCACATGATGGACGACAGGTTGAACGCCTGGCTGATGCGCCGGGGCAGGGACCGCTGCACGTCAGGCGTGCCGCGCTTCTCCGGGCTGGGTTCCCGGTTGTTCTTCGCCGTCAGGGACAGTTCCAGGTGGCGGATCCCGTCCGTGGCCGACAACGATTCGCCGCCAGATCCCGCGCTGGCCGCGTAGGTCGTTTCGATCTTCGCGTAAACCTGTTCCAGTGCGCCGATTTCAATCGTCATGGGTCAATCCTCAGTCTGGGCCGGTCGGCCCGTTCCACAGTGGCCGCTGCCGGCCGAATAATCGCGCCCTGGCTACTTGTCGCCGTCCGGGTCGTCCGCCGGCTTGTCCTTGGTCTTCTTCGCCACTGGCGTGGCCGCAGGCGTCCACGGTGGCGTGCAGATGAAGTGGTGCGCCTGGCCGGGATCGCTCATGATCACCTGGGCCGCGTGTTCGCTCACCTGATGCGTGTCGCCTTCCTCGCCGGCCGCCGCGAAGTAGAACAGGCCGCCGCCCGTGTCCAGATCCTTCGGGTTGTCCACCTGAATCCGCATCACTGCGCCCGATGTTTTCCGTGTCAGCTGTCGCATGGTGCTACTTCTCTCCCCTTTTTGGACCCTGCATCACATCGATCTGGTGCGGCCGGTCAGGCCGATCCCGATCTTCCCGAAGTGGCACAGCGTCAGGCCGGCCAGGCTGATGAATCCGAATTCATTGATGTCGGCCGGCAGCTGGTGCGTCAGGCCCGGCAGACTGATCAGGCCCTGGGCGTTGAATTCTTCCACGATGGCGAAACACAGATCGTGGAAGGTCTTTTCGCTTTCCTTCGCGTCTTCGATCCCGTAGTAGCCATCGATCTGCCACTGGAAGGTCGTGAAGTCATTGCCGCCGCCCTTCACGCCGATCCCGACGTGGCCCGGCCCGCGTTCGGTCACCGTGGTGTTCGTCGGTGACGGGTAGACCATCCACGAATTGATCGTGCCGTCCACTGAACTGTCCGGCACCAGCATCGATCTGATGTCGTTTTCTGTGCGGATCACTCGCCGGTAGTCGTAGACCACGCCGATGCCGCGCACGCCGGCCAGCACGTCCACCAGGGCCTTCCGCTGCGCCGCCAAGGTCAGGTAAAGGTTCGGCACGTCAGACCTGGCCTTCCGTCGTCAGCGCCTTCGTGATCTGGTCGCCCAGAATGGCGAACAGCCGCTGGATGCCCGGTTCGGCCGCCTTCACACCCTGCCCGAAGTAGCCGGTGCCTGGGAACCCGTGTTTGATGATGGACTGGGCTATCGCCCATTTCGCGTGTTCGGCCTGGGTCGCCGTCAGGCCCAGCTTCCGCTGCGCCCACAGGCCGATGGCGTCGATGCCGGCCCGGCTGATCGGGGCACCGATGCGCCGGCCCTGGTCCATCACGATGGCATACGGCAGGGCACTGAACACCCGGCCGTTGATGTCGCCGGCTGGCGTCTGCCCGAAGATTTCCATGCCGCCGGTCGTCGTCGCTGGGTCGGCTCCGAACGATTGCGCCAGGATGCCTTCCGACACCGGGGCCGCGTCACTGATGCGCCCGGCCGCTTCCTGCAGCGCCAGGTGCATCGACATCAGCACCAGGTTGCCCAGCTGCTGCCTGGCCACGTCCGGCACCCACAACGGGATCGCCGGCAGGATGATCTGGATCCCGATGGACCCTGATCCCAGGTTCGTGGATAGGCCCGGCTGTCCGGCCATCAGGTGCGGTTCCCGTGGAACAGGAAATTACCGTAAGTGGCTTCCACGTCCAGGTCTTGGAACGCGCTGCGGGCTGCCAGGTCGGTGCCGGCCCCCTTGCCCACCAGCGTCTGGTAGAACTCCCGTAGTTCCTTCGAACGGGATCGGAAGATGTCTGACTGGCTGCGTCGGTCCACCACGTCGCTGGGTAGGTTCGTGTTCCCGGTGTTCTGCGCCAGCTTGTTCGCCGCCATCTGCAGGATGACGCTGCCGACCAGTGCCGTCAGGGTCTGTTCGTCGTCGTCGTCCACCGTGTTCGCGCCGCCAGCCGTGTTCGCGCTGGGGGCATTCGCGCCCAGGCTCACGTCCGCGATGCTGTCCGTCAGCGTGCCGCCGTTCGTCGTCAGTGTGCCCACCAGCTTCTTCGCGCCCGTATTGCCGGCGATGGTCCGGTAGACTTTTGCGCCTGTCACCCCGTAGTCGTCACTGGCCGGCACCACCACGGTCACCTTGCCGTCGGTGGACTGGTCGGTGACGGTCACCGTGGCCGCCGCGCTGGGGATCGTTTCCCCCTGGGCTGTCAGCCAGGTGTAGACGTAGCCGTGTAGGCCGTTCGTCACGCTGCCCGAACCGCTGCCGGCCAGGCTCACCGTCGGGGCCGTCGTCGGGTCCACCACGGTGTTCGGGGCTTCGGTCAAGGCGTGCGGCCGGGTGAAGGCCAGCCGCGCCACCTGGGCCGCCGTGAACCGGTCGGCCAGCAGTTCCAGCACCGTCTTCGGGCCAGGGTCCAGCACGATCCGATAGACGTTCGGATCCATCGGGTCCACGCCCTGTTCGGTGATGTCGAAGTCCGACCACACCGCCAGCAGGGCACTTTGACTGGCCCAGGCATCCGCGCCGGCCAGTTCGGCCGCCGCGCCGCTGCCCTTCAGCACCAGCCGGAACCCACTGCTGGCGATGGTCACGTCCACCACTCGCACGTTCTGGCTGTCCAGATCAAACTGCTTCAGCGCCAGCAGCACGGCCGCGTTGAAGTCATCCGGATCCGTCAGCAGCAGGTTCACGCCCCGGCCGCCGGTCACCGGCACGTTCTGCGCCAGCGCCTTGCCGCCGGCCCGAACCGATCCCAGGCTGATCATGGCTTACTTCGAATACAGCAGGCAGACGGGCGTGGTGCCCGTCAACGTAACGTGCACGTTGCCGGAATACTGCACCGGGATCACCGACTCATCACACAGGCCGATGCCCGCGCCCAGCACGCACAGGATCCGTCCGCTGCCGTCCGTTTCCCGAATCGTCGCCGTGGCCGCGTCCGCGCCGGCCCGCAGCCTGGCCCCCATCATCGTCGCCCGGTTTGTGGCCGTCAGGAAGGCCCCGCCGGCACTGGCGTTTATCACGTTGGTCATGGTTCCCCTTTTCCTAGCTGGCCTTCTGCGCCGGGATCCCGATCCGCCGCAGGATCTGATCGATGCGACTTCGTGATCGGCCGATCAGCCTGCCTATTTCCGCGTTTTCGTAGCCGGCCAGATAGGCCCGCACGATCCGCGCTTCCCGCTTGTTACGCACCCGCAGCCGCCGCAGCGCCAGCCGGTATTCCACCTGCCGGTCCAGGTTCACCTGGCTGGGAAACTCCACCAGCTGGCCCCTGTCGTCGGTCGGCCACTTCACCGGGTAGTGCCGCATCTTCCGCGCCCGGCCGTTCCGCATCCGCGCATCACCCTGCGAATTCCGCATCCGTAGCCGGCGGCCGTCCAGCACCGCACTGCGAATCTTCGTGCTGGCCCAGGTCGTGAACAGCACCCCCCGTGCCGGGTTGAACGTCAGCGCCGCTTTCACCAGGCCGAACCGTGCCAGGGCTTCCAGTTCGTCCTGGTCGTCACGCCAGGCCCTGCGGTAGCTGTTGATCGGGCTGTCCACCGCCCAGGCCGCGTGTTCTTCCACCAGCCGCTGCTGGTCTGGGGTCAGGGTTGCTTGATCACCAGCCATGTCAGTCCCTTCGCCGGCACCGGCAGACAGCCCGGCATCGCCCCGATGGTGATCCGGTATTCCCCGCTGGCCAGTGGTGCCTGGATGCTGATGATCTTGATCGCGCACGTTGCCGGCAGCACCACCTGGGGCTGCATGCCCTTGAACCCGTCCACGATGGCCTGCTGGATCGCCGTCAGCTTCGTCTGGCTGGCCGCGTCAGCCGCTTGGACCGCCGCCAGCACTTCGGCCACTGTCGGGCCGGCCGGTGGCGTCGGTGTCGTCGTAGGCGTCGGTGTCGGTGTCGGTGTCGTCGCTGCCACAGGTCCGACAGTCACCGGCACGTCCGCCGTCACCACCGTGGAGAAACA